AGATACTCCAATGTACGGAGACGGATTATGACTCAAAAAACCATTATCGAGAGAAAAAAAGAAGTAAGAACCGTCGTGCCAGCGGTGAACGAAGTAATTACTATAGATGTCCCTAGAATTGTCTGGGACTGTGATTTTTGCGCCAGAGGATCGGGAGACAGAATGCCCTCATGTCTGGGGTGTGGAAAACATGCTTGCAATTTTTGCCTTCAGAAAAATAAAATCTTTGAGGAATATGAGTTTGAAGTAGGTGATGCCGGATATAGTGGAGACTCTTACTCGTGTTATGATTATCCCGCGTCGGACGATTATAGAGCTGGATACTTTTATCTATGTCCAGACTGTAGAAAAACTCCGCCAGAAAAGATTCAAGATTTAATGAGTCATATGAAAGGTCTTGCTGAACTTGAAGTGGTAGTAAAAGAAATCACGAACATTATTCTAGATGATATAGAGAGGTTAAGGAAATGAGTTCCGACATATTGGAGACGGGCGATTGGGTACAACTCGCATATCCACCCCTTTTAGTGTTCCAAATAAAAACAATTAGATTTAGTACATGGAGTAAAAAAGCGTATTGCACGGACAAAGAAGGGCATGAATATTATGCAGAAGATCTACGAAAAATCACGAAGGAAGAAATCGAGCAACACAAAGAAGAAACCAAAACTATGAATACTAAAGACTCCGAATCTGAGATACACGAAATTGCAAATCAGATCTCGTTCTTCCTTGGAAAGCATAATACGAGTCTTGATAATCTCAAAAGGCTCCACCAAAAGTTTTATGACCTAGAAGACTGTATGAAGAGTATACTGTGGGACGAAGAAATTAAGAGGAGAAAGGAAGAGATGCTCGACTATATGGTGGAGTTTACGGTTAAGACCACCTTTACAGGTAAAATGGTTGTGAGCGCTCCAGATCCAGATGAAGCAGACAGAAAGATAATAGAAGAGGAAGATATGGAATATGACAATTATCTAGAAATTACGGTTCCGACCATTAAAGTTCTTAAAGTAGAGAAAATCGGAGATGACAAATATTATGACTACTAAATTCCTTTATAAGCAAGTAATAGTTGTCCGAGAAGATCTTAAAATGTCGCCGGGGAAACTGGCGGTTCAGGTAGCTCACGCGAGCGTGGGAGTGATATGTAACGGATCTGGAGTATATCGAGCAAAAGCAACGCTGGAAAATTGGTTTGCCGAAGGATTTCGAAAGATAGTTCTTAGGGTCCCATCGGCGAAAGAAATTATAGCGCTCGAAGGAAAGTGTGCGGAACACAATCTTCCGTTCTATACGGTTTATGATTTCGGCCTGACAGAACTGGACCCCAACACTCTTACCTGCATAGGAATCGGACCTGATTTAAACGAGAATATCGATAAAATTACGGGGAGATTGGGACTATGGAAATAACTTTCTTTTCAATCGGATGGGGCCTATATGGAACCTTATATTTTTACCTCGCCCTATCTTGTGCAAAAGAACATTTTCGCTATGTTCCGTTACATGTGATTCTTTCATCTCTAGGGTATTTTGCCTCTATGACAGAAATGGGGATGTATAGATGATGTACTACGTTAGCCCAACTTACGCAGCCCGTTTAAGGGCTCAGGAAGAATTTGAGTGTTCCAATTGTGGAAACTGTTGTACTCAGTGTACGCCCATAGATGTCACTATGGAAGATTTAAAAAGGATCGCAGAATACTTTGGGAAGTCGATGAAAGTCGCAGCAAAAGACACTGTAGAATTAATCCTGAAAATGGTTCGCTAATTATTAAGCACGATAGACCTTGTAAATTTTATAACCTTAAAAACAAGAAGTGTAAAATATATGAGGTTAGACCGGAAATATGTCGGTTGCATCCGTTTTTATCGTCGGAGCCAATAGAATCGAGAGAATTTATTGTACCATTACACTGTGAACCTGCGTGTGGAGTTTACGAGAAAATGAAGGAGAGGGGAGAAATAAAATGAAATACTTACTAATATTTATAATACTAATCAGCCTGTCGTGCGCCGATAACGGATCGATTGCGATCACGCGAGTTGACGGTGAGTATGTCAATATACTCGATAATCAACTTGAGGACATGATTGAATTTGATCTGGCAGAAAATAATTGGAATGTAATTTTAAGCGTGGACTCATATATTTGCGACAATCACGCGATGGTCAATGCATTGAAATTATTAAATTGCTCAATGATTACCAATACGACCGATCTCGAAATAGTCAAGATGGTTGAGATCGAATATGTAAGACGACAAAACGAAATAGCAGAAATAAAACGCGAGCAAGAACAGGCGGCGCGTGATCTGGTAAATCGGACGCATGTGAATACATATGAGTGGATTAAGGGAGAGGCATAAAATGATAGTCAATTTCAAGTGTTGGCATTGTGGTACGGCTCAGCGCGTTGAGGCTCAACCGATACCATTAGACCAAACTGGAGGCCAATCAGGCTTCTACGAGTTTGATATAGACTGCCACAATCGTGGAAAGAATCTTGAAACCGTGTTAAAGGAGAGACAATGAACGACGATTGGTTAACAAGAAATTTACCAGAATCATTTTTCACAGAAGCGGGAAGACATTCTGCCGAAAAGTTTAAATCATTGTTCAAGGAAATTCCCGATGAGTATAAACCTTTAGCCTATGCTATAATCGTATTATCCGCAGAAACTGCGCCAGAAATGAAGCGCTGTCAAGAGTTCCGACAAATTTTATTTTTGACTTATAAAAGTCTGTTAGAAGAAAACAAGATTGACCTTGAACTTCCTCATTATTGGTACGCAGACGGAGTAATGATCAACCCTGAATGGATCGTAAGGATTACTAATGGTATAATCGGGTGGATATGTGACGACAGCGTAGAAGAATGTTTGATGGAAGGAGAATGTAGATATTTTAAGAGGGGAGAGAAGATATGAAATTTTTATCTAATATTTTTCGGTCAATTCCTCGCAGTATTAATATATCTCTTCCAAAATCCGATCTAGACCTCTTGAAAAAGAAATGTCAAACAATGGCGGTAACTCCCGAACAATATGTGGCCAACCTAATAGCGATTCACGTAAGGCCGAAACAAGATAAGGTTTTTCGGATGATAACAAAAAGAGGACTCCTTATTGACTCGGGAGAAAAATCTATAGATGAATACTTAAGTAAAATGTTAGAGGACGACGGAGAGAAAACATGAGTCAATTGAAACGTTATGCCTGTCAGACGGCGAAGACAGTTGTTGGAGCATCGGTAATTATCTGTATCGTAATTGTGGCTGGCATATTAGCAAAATTATTAGAATACCCCGAAATATTACGCGGATTATTTTGTTTAATATGGACATTAATATTTCTAATGATATCGCTTTTTATTGGACATGAAATTTTTAGGAAATATGACATATGCCAGAGGTTTAAGTGAATCTAGAGCAAGCGATAGAATGTCTGTACCACATAGCCTATCATCCACATGGAGACGAAAAACATATTAGAGAAGAGGCGAGATATGCCCTCAGAGAATTGGGCGAAGATTTAGAAGAGGCAGAAAAAGAAGCAACAAAAGATGTAGACGAGCCTAGTAGATTTTAAACTTTTTTTTAAGGAGTGTTATTTATTATTAATAATTTCGACACCATAGACCCCAATTTTATTAAAGATTTATTGGCTTCCGATTTGAGTACCTGGATTGTGGCGCGAAATTTACGACTCAGTGGGTATACGGTTACGTTGCCGCCGATTGGGATAAGACCGGATACTGGACGGATTAGGGAGTATGCGGACTCTGGAGACTTGGTGGTTAATGGAAACGTTATTGAAGTGAAACATAGACCGGATTTACAGTTTGGTGGGTTGAAGGAGTTCCCTTATAATTCGGTAATCGTGGACGTGGCCCACCATTACGATGGGTTGGTGGTCAAGCCTCGTTATTATGTTATCTGTAATTCGACGCTGAGTGGGGCGATTATTGTATCGGGGAAGACTTTTGGTAAATGGACTGAAAGTACAAGGTGGGATAACAAAAGAAAAAGGATGAGGACGTTTTACCTCGTAGATACTCGACTTTGCAACTTTTGGGATTTTGGCGAGAGGCCGAGATTTGGATCTTAATAGTTTTCTCCCATTTTAAACTATATAATCAGACTGCGGCGGAATAATAGATAACTTTATATACTATTAGAATAGTTATTATATAATGACTGAAAATAATAGAGATGAATATTTAAAACAATATACCAAAGACCACAAAGAAGAAATACGAGCAACTAAAAGAAAATCATATCATAAACTAAAAAACCAACCAGAGAAGGTTGCGTATAAAGAAAAGTATTACGAAGAAAACAAAGAAACAATTCTCGCACGGAGCAAGGAATGGAAAGAGAAAAATAAGGATTACGTTAAAGAACAATCAAAAGAATATAAAGAAAAGAACAAAGAAATTATTAAAATTAAGAATAAGGAATACAAAGATAAAAATAAAGAATCAATTAAAATTAAGAACGCAGAATACCGGGAAACCCATCGGAAAGGGATAAAAAGAATAAGCAAAATAAAATATGCAGAAAAGCAAATAACCTTTTTAGATGGAAAATATACAAAGAAAAGTAAAATACCCAAAGAAGACATTATAAATCTCTTGGGAGGAAAGTGCGCTCAGTGTAACATAACCGATTTAGATACGTTAACGGTTGATCACATCAACAACGACGGGGCAAAAGATAAGAAAGAAATGAACCTCAATAGCAGTATAAAACAAGTTAAAAAGCTAATAAAAGAAGGATGGAGTTTAGAGCAATTAAAGGAAAAATTTCAGGTCCTGTGTTGGAATCATAACTGCGCAAAATCGTATAGGGGATATTTTGATCTCTTAGATACGGAATTAACCTATAAACAAAGATGGAGACTTAAACTTTTGAGAGAAGCGTATGACCTTTTTGGGCCATGTAAAACGTGTGACGACACGAACCTTAAATACCTAACGATTTCTCATGTTCATGACGACGGGGCTGAAAGAAAACGAAACGGAGAAAAATGTGGCACCGACTTGTTAAATGAATTTAGGAAAATAAACTGGAACGAGTCTATAAAAGAAGATTTTTGTTTAGAGTGTTTTAATTGCAACTGCTCACGACAAGTTAGAAAACAGAGAAACAGTTCACAAAGGGGAATAAATCTTACCTCGCCACCACATCAGCCATAGCTTGAATAGGATCGTCCCCATCCGCGACCTTATCTAACACTTTTGAAACCGCAGGATCTACTTTGGGTTGGGCCTGTTGTCCTAAATCTTTTTCTGACTCAAAATTTTCTTGGAGCCGAATTCCAATTACAGAACTATTTATCCAATTCCTGTACTCTTGTTGACTGATATCCCCACTTCCTCTGGCCGCGATCATAATTTTTAATTCATTTTGTGTATCTTTTGGTTCGATTGGGGCCGGGATCAGCTCGTAGCGATATCCTTTCTTTTTAAATCCATTAATATCAAGCCAATTATTTCCAAATTTGCTGGCTTCTCTACAGAATTTTAACCTACCAGATTGAATATACGCAAAGAAAGTTGACATTTTTGCGCTGGCCGAGCTGTTATCGAGTAGCGCCGACTTCCCTTCCCCTCCATCTGAAAGCGCCGAAACCGGAAAAACTATCTCATACATCTCACGAGTTGCGAAATTATAGAAAGAAAGTATGTCCTGACGGTCGTAATAGTGAGGACGATTTAAACTCATATTGGAAGGAATCGGTGTATTCTCAAACGAATTATTACCTTCTAATATGTTCTTTGCAATATCTGATGTCCCCGGCATATTTTCATCTGTAATAACCAGATCTTTGGGATTAATCTGTTCATTCATGACAACATAAATTAGGTCGTAGCTGTAAGCAGCAAGATCAATATATGGTAAAAGGTACTCTAATATGCTTTCATCTATGAACCTAGATCTCAATGGAGATAAAGAGAATACTTGATTTTTATCCAAACTGATTATTTTCCCAGACTTAGTACCAGAACTTATAGTTTGGTCAAAGTTAAGTCCCCCTTCATTATCGTAATACATTCCTTTCCAGCGAAGGGCCGTGCTAATTATTTTATCATTTTTGGGTCTTATAAACGAGTCATAAGGTCTTCTTTGCATAGCAGTATAATTTACATATCCAGAATTGGAGTCCTTTCCCCAAGCGAGTTCTGAGACTCCACGACCACCTCTAAAACCATCCGAATCTGCAACCTGAGCCCAAGAGAAGAAATCTATATCTTCTAGGTTCTCTGCAATATCGTGACTCATTTCCACGTCTACTTTTCCTTTCGGATCATAGACATTATGATAAAATGGTTTAGAAAATTTTAATTGCGTATCGGTTCCAGACAGAGCTTGGACCAAAGGATTCATGGCAGCGAGTATTAAATCCTTGTTAGACACTCGTTGATTAAGGATTCCTTTCTCTAACTTAGATTGAATATCGCCTGTAAAATCAGACATCTTTCTTCCAATCTCCGTTAGCAATTAAATACGTATTTTAAAATTATGAATTAAATATAATTACAAATTCACGATATAATTCTACATCCCACTTAACACTTCGTACATCTCAACCCGCAGAGCCAAATTACTCCACCATTCTAAATATTCTTTATAATATATCGAATCGTAATCGAGAATCTCAATAAAGCAAACTTCCTCAATCTCTCCTGAGTCATCAACAGATAATTCGCTCCTCCATCGGCTACATCCTCCCTATACCATCCAACCCTTTGTTGAGACATAATGATCCCAATTTGTATAAATTAAACTTCTGTTAGCATCTTGCAAATCTAAGCCTTGCTCGGCTTCACCAATGGTCACTTCGTCGTACCACCATTTTATAGCAATATTACTTCTACATAAAATGAAGTTTCTGTAGGTACTCAAAACCGACTCGTCTCTCTTCTTGTGCCATTGAACTTTGATAGGTTCTCTCATATCATGATCACTCCCACTGAGATATAGAGTCTTAATAACATTTAAGGGTTTCCCTAAAATGGACAATTTTAAGGTTTCCCCTACAAAAGAAATCCTAGTTTCAAATTCCATTTTAAAATTATGAATTAAATAAAAACCGAAACGTTTATATAGTATCAAATATATTATTTATTTTAATGTCTGACTATACTAAACAAATTACCGTTCATCTTAACTATTTAGTCCAAGAAAAATTAGATAACACTACCGATCTTAACGCTTATGCCGATAAAGTATTATCTGATTATTTTGGTATAAATTACGATGAGGCGTATTCGAATTGTACGGGACCTAATAAATGGGGTATTAATAAGTCTGGAGAATAATGAAATTTAAGGATTGTATATCTGAAAACGGATGGATATCTCCATTAAAAGCGAATCCGTCTGGAAAAATAAAAAGAAAAGGGCCAAGGACATTAACATTAAATCTCGTTCTTTTACAGAAAATTTCAGAAATTGTCCCCGAAAACAAAAGATCTGCTTTAATTGATTATATACTTTCTTCTCATTTTGGTATTAAATATGAAGATGCATACCCTGAATCGTATGCAAAAAGTTGTGGGGAACTTAGATATTGGGACTCTACCGAATATTACAAGTCATTAGACATTCAATATCCAGGAAGATTTTCAACAAAAACAAAAAGACGAAAGCAATTTTCTTACAAGGAATTTATGTTAAAGATAAAGGAGTGATAGATAGTGGTTTTAGATGGTGTGATTCTTCAAGATATACAAAGGACGATTGAGCGCGGACGGAAGATGGGAATACTGAAAGAAGGGGACACGAAACCTGATATGGGAACAATATTGTACATCGATATGGTATGGCGGACATTAAATATTAGTCACGATTTAGATACCGATAAAATAGACTTTGAACTTCAACATAAAAAAATGCTTCAGTTTGGGAATCTAAATAAGATTCTGGCAACTTACGAACAAATAAGAAGTAAGAAGGAAGCCGGAAAGGTTGAAGAAGGGTTGTTTGCTAAGATCGTTAAAGAGTCTATAGCAACTGACAAGAAAAAGGAAGCGGAAATGCAGAAGAAATTTGAGGCCATCGCTGTGAAAGTGGCTCGTGGAGAGCAATTAACGGAGGAGGAACAGATTATTTTCGATGCGGGATGCGAATCGGCTCTTGCATAACGAACTGTTAGATTGGAGCTAATGGTTCGATTCTTTTTTTTTTGAACTATCTGGAATTTCCAGATAGTTGAACTTATCGACGTTTCCGATATGTTCATCCGAAAGTTATAAATACTATTAGAACGTTACGGTATTTAACCTTTTCTGGAGAATGATTTTTGATGGACAATATTAAACAAGATGAAGTTATGACATTTAAGGCATCGACCGTGATCAAAAGTAGACTAGAAAAACTCTCCAAACGAGAGGGAGTTTCAGGCGCGGGGTTCCTTCGCGACATGATTAATCGTGAGTATAAGAGGGTGTTTGGAGAGGGGGAGTAGATATGGAGGTTGAGGAGTTGAGTTATGAAGAGTTGATAAAAGAAAAAAAAAGGAAGAAAAACGAATACCAAAAAATATATAGAAAATCAAGCGATATTATTCTAGAGAAAGGAAAAATCCGAAGAAAAAAATATTATGATAAGACTAGGACAGCCAGCATCTTATACAGCAAAAACTATAGGATACTCCACGAAGAAGAGACCAAGCGATCTAGAAAAGAATTTAACCTAAAATTAAAAATATCCGCTTTCAATAAAATAGGAGGCCCGCGTTGCATAATTTGTGGAGACCAAAATATAAGTCATTTAACAATTGATCACATAGACTCAACCGGAAATTTAGATAAAAAGAATGGATTATATTCAGGAAAATTATACGCCGCCATTGTTAGTAGATATTACAAAAACACAGAAAATCTTAGGGTACTTTGCTATAATCATAATTGCTCCCGATCGAGAGATTACCTCGATATCCCAAGAGAAAAACAAAATGTATACCAAAGATATCGGACCAAACTTTGGAAAGAAGCGTTTGATTTCTTTGGTCCATGTTCCTGCGGTATTTCTGAATTGAGGTTCCTCACTATGTCTCATATACACAACGACGGTGGGGAACAAAGAAGATTGGGGAATCATCCGCGAAGTGGGATCGGATTAATAAAACGTTTTAGGAAATTGGGCTGGCCCCAATCCATTAAAGAAGATTTTTGCCTCGAATGTTGGAATTGTAACTGTGGCCGAGGAAAATTATATTAATCTCCCCATCAGATTTCTCCTAGCCCCAAAATTATTAAACGGGAGGTCCGTTCTTTGAGATCCATTCGCGCCGCGCGACAGGAAGTATCCACGATAGTACTTGGGGATTTTATCCCTGTCTGTTTTTATTTTTATTCGTCTTACGTTGTCCCCGTTTCCGGCGTCTAAGACATTGACCGTAACCAGACCACTCGACGTGAGGGGCTCGCCATGCCCGTCTTTACTATGGATTGCCTTTAATCCGTTATTCTGAATTGCAAGAAATCCTCTTTTTTGCCTGTCGTCGTCCAACAACAGTAAACTTGGTTTTCCCAAGTGTTTCTGTAAAGAGATAGCTAATTTTCCTTTTAAGCTATGAGTAATCTTAACCTCAGTTAATCCAGGAATTTCCCCTTGTTCAATCGCAGATGTTAATACCGAATTAGTGTTGTCGCCCCATATCCTTTGAATATTAAAATGCTCTACTGCATCTCGTATATATTTAAACTGCGATGGCTTGCTTGGTGTAGTATAGCTGTAGTCCCACTTATCCATAAATTTACTTACTAATCGTGTTAAAACTCCATTATTATACGCAAAAACTGTAAAATGTGCTGGGTCTCGGGATTTGGCAGGATCATACGCACCATATATTTTATAACCAAACCAATCGTCAGGATTGAAGGTATTATATCTTGCTGGGTCTGCGTAGTTAACCAACAAACTTTCCTTTCCCAATCGGATACTCTCATCGATTCTATCTTCTTCAAAGAATGAATCCGAAATTGACCTCGGACACACTAAAAATTCCTGGGCCCACTCTTGAGGAGCCATTATGGTTCCCTGCTCTTCCAAATACTTTAAAGAAAACATTTCGGGCCAAAGAGCCTTCTTTTCTTCTCCGGATCTAAAAGTCCTAGTTTCCCAGTCATATGAAGTAATCGCAGGTTCTAATCTTACGTTAAATCTTACAGACTCTTCATCATCTTCGCTTGTTTTATAAAATTCCTTTTGATACCAAAGATCGGCGTAAGACTGAGGAGTTCCGATTAGATGAAGTTCTCCGATACCAGGCAATGGCATAGGAAGCACAACTTTTCTAAACAATCTATTTATCTTTTTGATGATTTCTGGCTCTACAGAAACCACATTTTGCCTATCTTCATCCGTATAAAAATCATCTACGAGGATATGAGTAGGATGCAGACCTCTCAAAGCTCCCAAAATACTATAACAATTAATACTAATATGGGGAGCCTTCGACAGCGATCTTTCATTAGCGTCTCTCCATCTATATTCGGCTTTTGATGTGGCCGTGGAGTACTCATCATATAGCCCTTCTGCAAAGAAAAAAGAGTTACTTATTAATTCTTTAAGTTTTCCTACGTGTGCCCCAGACAAATCCTGATTATATGAAATATATGCAATGTCAAGATTTTTTTTATCTTTTTTATTTTTCCAAATTAACCAAGCAATGTAAGAATAAAATCTCAAGCTTTTGTAATGCAATCTGGGGCCACAATACATCGTTCTATTATTATTTTGTAAAAAATCGCAACTTCTTTTTATATATTCTCCGCCCACATATTTACCATATTTCTCCTTAATAGCCAAAGAAAAAATTTTCTCCACAAAAAGATAAAACGAATTATAAGTTTCTTCGTACAACCTCCCGGCTGCATCCATAGTTTCGTCGTCTAGAACTTTAGCGACAGAAGCATCTAAGTCCAGCCCGCGTCTTTCATCATCTTTTTGACAAATTTGCTTCCCTTCGTCAATATATTTGTATCGCCATGTTGTGGTCTCGGATATGGATCTTTTGGAATTGGTTTTTCTCCCGTTACAGAGATCTCGCCCTTAAGAATGCTTATAATCCGTTTTTCATGAGATGTCTTATAGAGAAGGTCTATTTCATCCCTCACCAATAAGGTACACTCATAAAAAGGATCTATAACCTCTGATGGTCGGAGATCATACAATTGGGCTATCAGTAGCTTCTTCGTCCCCAGCGGGCTTTTCAGGAAAGGTTTCTATCTCATCATTTTCCTTTGTCGTTTCGTCATCCGAAGACATCCATCCAGACTTACGAAGCACAATAAAGAACAAGGTCAACTGAGGAGTAAAGATCTTAGTATTATCTTCGGCATTCTTGTAGAATCCTTGACTCTCGAGAATCTTAGCATCTAATACAGGATTAAAGTCGTCATAGTACTCCTGATCTGTCCCAGGAGATTGATCATTGTCCACCAGAAGCCTTTTCCTATAATCGTTAGGATTCCTTATGGAATAGATCAGGATAGGCTTAATAACGCTATTAACGTACTTGTAGTCCTCCTCATTCTCTGTCCAGGGTAAAATTGCCTCTCCCTCTTTCTTGCCGAACAAAATCTTCATTACCTTCTCAAGTTTAGGAGCATATCTAAGGTAAAGATCCTGTCCAGGCTTCATCAACGTTATCTTTGTGTCTGCGTTCAGTTGCAGATCTTCGCGCTGCGAAAAAAGCATTTTATTCTTCATGGTATTTATCATCCTCTTAAAAGAAAACATATTTTACAAATTATAATTAGTTTTATACTATTTAAAGATTTCTATTGGTTTAAAAAAAAGAAAAAATAACATTAGGTGAGAAACCTAATGTGTTGCAGTTGCATCGTATACATAGAAACGAGCGGGTCCCCAAGTATAAGTGCTGTCGTACATGAAGCCCTCAATGGTAGTAGGCTGGATGTACCCATCTTGGTCTCTATTCAACGTTGCTGAATCGATAGTTCCAAGAAGTTCAATGGAAAGCATCTTGTTATATCCGGTAGAAACCACGTCTCCGCTGTCCAACAGGAAGGACAGTCTCTTAGAGATGAGGGTTCCAGCCGCAGGTGCGGAACCGGAAGGATTGTTCCAGAACGCTTTCATCATCGCGTTATTCTTCCACTGTACATCCAGAGTACCGATGATATTATAGGTGGTGGGCTGCAAAGTAGTAGGATAGTTCTCCGAGATAACGACGCCCTTTCCAGGTGCAAAATCCCAAGTGAAACTAGCGCGGGCCTTGTTTACCTGAGCGGCCTGTCCAGAGGACGATCCATCTATCTCGAAAGTACGTGCCGAGGCTCCGAACGGGGAAGAGTCGGTTAGTCCGCCGGGATATGCAGGTTCGGTTGTTGGATACTCGACGTTTCTTCCAAGGAGCCCAACATTGTAGGCGAACGCATCGGCAGTTATATCGAAACTGAGTTCCTTAACTTTAGTTCCCTTCCCCACTTTTGTATTGTCGCCAGCGTCTTTAGCGAACACAGATAAAGACTTTTGATCGAACGTCCTCTGAATGGCGTTGTATGTGAGAGTATCGGTTTCATCAAAGGTTGTTACGTCGCCATTCCAAGACTGAACAGAACCTGAAGAATCTGCATTGTTGTAAATCTTTACGGCGTTGTTGAGATAGGCGGGGATCGCGGCCTGATCTGCTACTGCGGCAGCGTTATGTGCTCCATGATCATCGGTGAGTACATCAGAATTAAGGACCGCGCGAGCTGTTGCATCTTGAGCAACAAACACTATTCCTGCGGCATCGGAAGCCCAAGTTCCAGTATCAACACGGAATCCAATAATAGTTCCAATAACTGCGGCGGCATCTCCACCTGTTTTAGCGGAAAGCTTAGAGCCAACCTCGAATATCGCGGTTCCGGTCTTGAACTTTATACCCATTATAGGCATACCCATCCATCCGGAAATTGGGATTGCCGTGCCTGCGGTAGCGTCTTTAACGGTAACGAATACCTTCTTCTTCCCCGTAGTAATTCCGAACTCGGAGAAGTCCTGCATCTGATCCATAAGACAAGCCTGTAATGCGGTAGTGTGAACTCCAACTACGCCTGCATTAGAGGTGTTTCTTACTGCATCCATCTTGTGGCAGTAATAACCAGAAACCGCTCCAAACGCAGGGGTCGTTACAAGGGTATCTGTAGTGTAATCAGTCCCGCCAGGGCAAGTGTAAAGATCCTCGTTTCCTCCAGAATCGAACGTTCCTTGGACACCAATAAGCCAGAGAACATCCCCTACAACTCTTGCGACTTCTGCACGAGCCTTAGAAGTTGCTCCAAATATTTTGTCTCCTTTCTTAAACAGAAGACCTCCCGCAGCCTCCAAAGTAATCTTATACACCTGTTTAGAATACCAAGGATTTCCGAAGCCTACGCCCAAAAATTCAGGGACACCATTAGACGGAGAGAACTTAAGTCCGGGAAGATTACCTTCAGTGTGCCAGTATCCACGAATCTCATTT